GAAATGTCCTTTTCCTGGAATATCCAAGAAAACTGGCTTACAAAATGCAAGGTCAGCAATTAAAACATCTTCAGCAGGTATGTGTCTGCTATAAGCAATACCTACTACCCCAAAGTCAGTTTCTATCGTATTGATATTAACACCACCATAGTTTCTATCTCTTGGTGCGAGTGATAACGCACTTCCATAGATAGATGATAGTTTTTGCTTTTGGAAGGCATTAGCAAATATTACAGGTTGCTCAAAGGGAGCGCCTGAATCTGCCATAGCTTTCAAACAAGCATCTACTTTTGCTTGAGTTAAAGCTGCACTGCCACCAGCTACTTCGTTTGTTGTAGTAGCTGCTAACATACCTCTTGATTTTCTTGCTGTTGATACATCTGTATCTGCAACATAAGCACCTTGCAAGAA